CGCATAGACCCTCACCTCGTTAGCAATGGCAATCTGTGAGGATATAGAGGTTGGCATCTCGGTAACAGTCAGGGATAGAGCGTTAATCACCCCTCCCCCTGTCATGCGCTTGTTGACCGCCTTAATGTCGCCCCACTCAACCACCCGCGCCCCATACGCTTGAGCGTCAACTGTAACCGCGCGATCCGAGTAGTAATAGGTAGAGCCGCTATCGATCTGGAGTAGCCAAACTGGGGCCGCCCCAGTCTTATCCTTAGCGGTATCAAAAGCTGCTGTGGTCGTCCTCATGCGCTTTTGAACTCCAGAGCGAACTCATAAACGCCTTGTTTCTTATGCTCCACAATCGTCAATGCTGATTGGTTAAATCGCACTGTAGGCGTGGCACCAAAAGGATCAGTTAGGGTGAAAGTCTCAACCATACCATTCGCCGTGGTATCAAAGAAAGAGCGTAACGCGGTAATGGTAGCCTCAGTGGTTACCATAAACCGCATCGGGTAGGTGTATTTGGTTATACCTTTATCATAGACGTAATCCGTTCCCCCGTCTGTCATCTGAGCAACGTTGAATTTCTGAACAGTCTTATTCGTATAGGGGGCCAGAGGGTCAGGCAAAGTAACCACCGTAGCATCCTTGGTTAATACAACGCTCATGGTAACGCCCCTTGTGGTTGTCCGCTCTGAATAATAGTTACGTCATTCATAGTAGTCCCTGAGTCTTTCGCAGCACTGCCACCTGTTAGCTGCCGGTAGGCAAAACTCAATGGCGCGCCTAAAATCATTTGCCCCGCTGAACTAAGGTCTGACGGAGGGGATAGTGATCCAATCGCATCCCCCGCGCTCCGGCTCACAGACAAGAATGATTTTAACGCCGCTGTCGCAGAGTCAATTTGTGTGGTTAATCGCGCCCACTCACCTTTGAAACTAGCAACGTCCCGTTTGAATAGGGATACTCCTGCGCTATCTTCAGCGAAATAGTTTCTGATCTGTACCAAGCTCTCAACAACTTGATCGTAAATCGGCTTAGTAACTTCCCACATATCCGCAACTGCTGCGCTGAAGTTTGAAACCCCCGACTCATCAGCCTCTAGCTGTGTCGCAATCCACTGGAAAGCACGCCCAACAGCATCAAGCGCATATTCTAGGTTCTGCCCGATCAGCTCTTTATTAGCCTCAACCCACGACTTAACCCCCTCAACCGCTGGAATAAGGGAGTCATCAATAAACGCTTTAAGTGTTGGGGCCAAAGCGTCACCAATCTGCGCCCAAAGCAAAAACATTGAATTATCTAGTTTAGATACTGCACCTTGGTAGGTATCCGTAACTCTGGCAGCGTCCCCCTGCATAGCCAGCGACTCTTTGATGACCCCGTTATATACAGCCGTGCGTTTCTCAACCTCTGTTAGCTTTCCAACTGTTTTCCCCAAAGTAGCGGCGTGCTCTTTGTGCATAACCGAGAGATTCTTAGTGATGCCCGCGTTATCTACCAGTATCGAGTTTTCATTCTTAACACCCTCAGCAGCGGAACGGATCGCCTCACCAAAAGAGAGAGCCGATTGTCTACCAAATGCAGCGGAATCCTTGAAAGCGTTGAGCATATCCACCGCCTGATTCAGGCCGAAACCTGATAGCAAAAGATTCTTTAGTCCTGTAGCAGCATCATCGATGGACATTAGACCATCCGCCGATAACTCTTGTGCGGCCTGTTTAGCAGAGTCAGCGTCTACTGTCATGTAGCCCATAGCTGTACGTGCGCTCTCACCCATCTTGGTAGCGACTGAGGATAGCCCTATCATGGCGCTCTGCATCTTGTTAAACGCGCCCATAGACTTGTTTAACACCCTTTTAAGTGTCATAACCGTACCCAAGCCGATAAACGCAGCTTTAAGAGAGAATACAGATCTGGTAACGCCTGCGAGTTTGCGGCCTATTCGCTTTAAGACAGCAGAGGCTTTATCACGTGCCTTGATAACCATAGCAGAATCAAGGGAGCGGAATTTGGCTTTAAGAGAGAATGTAGATCTGGACACACTTCCTAACGTGCGTTCGATCCGGTTAAAGACAGAAGAGGCTCTATCGTGTGCCTTGATTATGATGTTCTGAATATGACTATTCATTTTGTGCCTTCCTTTGTTCTATCCAATGCTCCATTTCTTGCAAAGCATTGAGGTATTTATGCGGCTGGTCTCGGTGTGTCCCCGCGTTAGGCATCATCCCTTTTTTCCAGAAGCTGAACTCCCGCGCGTACCCCGTAGCGTCAAAAGAAAGCCTTACAGGGCAAGTGGTTACAACTGAAACATCAACTAACTTGTGAGGTAACTTACCCCCGCCATTACAGCCCCTTACCCACTTATCCCGCTCGTTACAGTCGCCGCAATCATACCCTTCAGGGATAGAACAGAGGGCGATTATTGCTTTTTTTCGGCATCACCCAGTGTATTCAAATTCATCAACCGATTACCGAGCTCTTCAATCACTCCCCACGCTTGCAGCTGATCCATTGATCGATCCGATACACGGCTGGGGTTGCCCCCAAGGGTGGACAGCTTGAAGCCTTCAGCATTCTTAACCTCTTTCAGTCCGTACATCACCATCTCTCGACTCATGCCGAAGGGGGCAACGGTAGTCTTGTCGGGGTCTGCAATATTGGCGGAGATATGCTTGTCCTGAATGTTTGTATATTCACGACTCGCAATCACCCCCAGCACAAAGATAGTCGGCTCACCATCCAGCACTAGATGGCTTTGATCGCCTGTTGACTGGTACAGTGGAATATTCGACTCAGCCTTGTTAATGGCTGGGTCGTTCTCGCTGATATAGTCGGTGGTCTCGGAAAGGTCGATTGCTTTAAACATTATGCAACAGTACCGTAAGCCGCCATTGCCACACCGTTGGGCTTGATCTCGCCAGAGATAGCAATATTGCCCCCTGCTTCAGCAGTCTTAGTGATGCTTGAAATGACAGCAGCAGAGCAGGAATGCCCGCTGGTTCCATCAAGCTCAAGTTCAAGGTCAGTAATCAGCTCGCCAGCAGCAGGAGGAGTGCCGCCGTCGGTAAGGAAGCCCTCAAAAGTTACTAGCCAATTACCATGAATAACTTCGTTGTTGGGGGCATCAGAACCGAACTTCATAAATTCAATCACGTTTGGCGTGTCGCTATATTCGAACTTAGTTACAGTTACGCCAGTGCCTGCGCCCGTCATTGTGAAACTTCCGTCTTTACCGCTTGCTAGTTCATTAGCCATTTTTATGCTCCATAATTGTAGGTAACTGCAACATTTAATAGCACGCCACCAATTGGGGCGATACTTCCATCATCTATTTCCACAGAGTTGATCTTTGTATCTATCGCAAAGCCGCCTCTGTGCCGATCTTGGTAAAGTTTATCACGAACCGCGTCTATAATCTCGTTTCTCAGTGTATCGAGTTTATCGCCTTTTACGTACACTTCAAGCGCGTAATTAATGCGAAGGGTCTCCAAAACGTCACCGTAAGACTCGATTATCAGCTCTTCACCTGATGTTGTGACCATGATCGCTGGGAATTGCGCGTTGGACAACTCTGAAGGGTCAAAAGATTGGCGGGTAACATGAGCAACCACCGGAGAGGTTATGCCCTCCAGTGTCTCTATAAGATTATCAGCGATATCCTCCCTCATACTACCCTCGCAAGCTCTTTACTGAATATCCGGTTAATGGTCGCCTGCTCTCTATCTGTAATGCCCCACCACGGGCGTAGAGCATGAGTCCGAGCGGCCTTCTTCTTCTCCGCTGAAGAGCTGAAGAACAACTTAGCTCGATTGCGGTTAGCCTTCCAGTGTATGGATGCGAGCATTCGGCCTGTGAAGTGATGATTCACTGGGGCCGTCTGTCGCCCTTTACTCTCTCTGTGCTCGATGTAATCAGCAGAGTAGGGCTTAAACTTACCATTCAAGCCCTTACCTCTAGCCGTTCTATGTTTTATAGATAGCTCTTGCGCTGCTGCTGCTCTAGCCAGAGCGCGTTTGGTGGCTCTTCCTATGCTGCCTTGCAGCCTCTGGAAAACGCCATTGTCTGAGACGGTAATCTGCATTACCGCACCAATCGACCGTGATGAACGGGAGCTTTCTCGCTATCTGAGACGGTATCGTCCTCGTTAGCGTCATACTCAACCCCATCTCTTAACACGGCCTCGAATTCATTAGCATACTCACCACGATAATGGTTCATCTGCTTTTCAAAGCGATCTTGTTCGTCTGACCACTTTGTTAATTTGGGGAACACATACCAACCCAGCACACGGTACACACCGAGCCGGGTTAGCTGTGTCGGGGTCAATAGAGTGGAATCCATCTCACCTGAATAACCTGTCTTGACGAACCACCCGGCGCGTAGTTGTCGATAAATATCGGCTTCCGCACGGGCGTGGTCGTCTGCAAAGTCCTCAATCCCGAAGGACTCAAGGTCTGGTACATAATCCAGCAGGTCATTGTCGTTTGATAGTGCCACTCTATTAATCCCTATTTACTACTAAATACCCGCGTCGAAGTACATCTCAACACCGTAAGTGTCGTCAAGCTCACCAACACCATAAACCGCAGTGGCGTTAAGCTCCCAAGCTCGCAAGGACGCGTTACGCTCTGGCTCGATGTCAATGTCGCGCTTCATAGCCAGACCAAGAGCATCAACCGCGAAGATTGCACCTTTTGAGTCACCGGAGCCATCAACTGCAACGTTAGCAGAGGAGAAGATGTTTACCCCGTGAATGCGAGCAACGAAGCCTTCACGCATGGCCTGATTCTGCATGTCACCTGCATTAGGATTGACACCAGCCGCTGTGAGAGAGTTGATCATTGCATACAACTGAAGCGGATTGAACACACCAACCAACTGGCCATGCACCTTAGCGTTACGAAGCGTGGCAACAGCCTGTGCAACGTAATCTACACTTAGCTCTGTAGTGGTAGCTCCGAGTGAAGTAGAGAAGCCGTCAAACAGGCCGATCAGGTCAGTATCCAGTTTAGTAGCTACAGCAGAACCGAGAACAGTACCAATATCAGAGGCAGCGTTACCTGAGCCACGTACCGCCATATCAGTCAGATCAGCGCGTACACCATGCTCACCAACAGCGATCGATACAGAACTGGTAGTCACCTCGGTAGCCGCCATATCAGTACCATCAGTCAAAGCAGCCGCAGAAGGCTGGCTGTACTTCGGTACTTGAATCGTGGTTCCAGCGGTTGAGCCAATGTCAAAATTCTTGACTAGCCCACGCATGATGGACTGCTCTTCGGCGGTAAACATTGCTTGCGCGATGATTGTGGGGAACAGGTCGTCAAGACTCGTTGCGGTTGTTTCATTAGCCATTATGTTTGTCTCCTAGACAGTATTAAAAATAGTTCATCGGTTGCCGATTGATTTAGCATATTCAGCTTTTCCGCCTGTATGCCAGTTTGCAACCATATCAGCCACCGTTTTAGCCTTCGGAGTAGAGGATCCAGCATTTCCGGTTGATCCGGTCCCACCTCCACTTGCTTTAACAAAATGGGGGTTCGCTGTTAGGAATTCGCCCACTAATTCAGACGGTTTCATCAAATCACCGTTTTCACTATAGCGGGGGTTTCCACTTGTGTCAATAACTTCAGCCACTCCCTCACCATTGATGCGTAACTGGTTGCGAATTAACGAGGAAACCTGATCTGGGGCAATAGCATTTAAGCTGCTTGCTGCCGTCAGGATAGCCCCATCAATGGAAGTCTTTTGAATCTGTGCCTGTAGCGCGGCGATCTCTGTGTCTTTCTTCTCGACCGTAGTTTTTAGAACCTTGTCGAATTCCCCGCGCTGCTTCTGCTTGTCTATCTCAGCGGCTTCTTTATCGCTTTGCCACTGCTTGTACTGGTCTACATCAACATCAGCGTACTTCGTATCGTACTTTTTACGTTCACGGTCTAGTCGTTTACTGACCATTTTATCAACTTCGGTCTG